AAGAGTTGATATGTTTGGTAAAGATATAGTTTTAAATTCAGCTTTAAGTAAGTGGGGTAATATAGGCAAAAACAAAGCTTTACAAGCAGAATTTAAAATTAAGTATAGAAATAGTTTTACCAAAGAAGAAATGGATAATTTAATATCTGATTTTTCTAATCTAAAAATATATCCAAACTCAGCTCCACTTACAGACGATATTAAGTTTGTTCTTTTTAACGAGCTTATGGACGTACAACCAATAACAATGTCTCAAATGCCAACAGCATACCTAAACGCTACAAAAACTGCGGGTGGTATGGGAAGATTAATGTATCAGCTAAAAACGTTTACATTAAAACAAATGGATATAGTTAGAACCAGAGCTTTACAAAAGATAGCAAATGGTAGAGTAGTAGAGGGAACAGCAGAACTCGCTAAGTATTCTCTAATATTAGGTGGAACAAACGCAACCGCCCAAACAATCAAAAGACAAGTACAAGATTGGATAGAGGGTGGAGATAGAATGGATAGGTGGTTAGATGAAAACCCAACCGCAGTTTCTATGATTGGTTTTAACATATTGAAACTTTGGGGAGTTGGAGAACGAGAAAGGAACTACCTCACTTCAACTGCGATAAAGAGATTGTGGCAAGACCAACTAACTCCTGTACCTGTTAGCAAATTAGACGATGCCTTCCGTGTAGCTCAAGGAAATAAAGAGTTCTATGATTTTGCTATGAACACTATACCTAAACCAATAGCAAATCCATCTTTCTTCACAGCTTATGCTTTTACTAACTTCTTTGCATCAAGAACAGCTAACGACTTAAAAAATTCAAATAAAAGAACTAGACAAAGAAATAATAGAAAAAGAAATAGACCTAAGAGAGAACGTGCGAGATAATTAAATCTCACACGCTCCCGCAGTACAAGCTAACTCTTGACTGCTTGTAGTGTAATCAAGTTCTTCATTAAGCTCAGTCCAATCAATATCTTTAGGCATGTCTTTAGATAGTTTATTAAATTTTTCCTCATCTATCTCCTCATACGGAGCATCTTGGTATATGTGGTCTGTATGGGGTAGAAAACTAATTCCACTCATAGACTCAAAGTTATCATACACCCAAGACATAGCGGGTAAAAATTCTTTTTCTTTATAATATATAGTAACACTAGGTTTATGTTCACACCAATGTTCAGCATATATTTTCCACAACTTTAACTGTTTCATAGCGCCATACTCGTCTCTCATTATAGATGAGGTTGGAGATTGTATAGGAAAACTAAACACATACATGTCGTTAGGTTTTTCTGGAGCGTCTTTACATGGTATACCTTTGTCTATCATAAATTTACTTAATGGGTCTTTCTTATCCCCTCTGACATTTCGTATATAGTAAGAGCTATAACGAGGGTGAATACCAGAGGCAGTATTACACAACTGAGACACAGTACCACTAGGCTTAACACAAGTGATAGCAACGCTCTCAGGAATTTTAAGCCTGTTTGCCCAATCTTTGTTAGTTTCAATAGACACCTCTCTTAGTTCTTGTAACTTTTTAGGTAGTTTTGTATTATTAGGGTCGCCTAGAGAAACGTGGTCTAGTATGCCAGTTAAACTGACACCTAGTAATCTTTCCTCGTCACAGTTATTCTTGTAGTCTTTTGAAAGAAATCTAAAATCAGTCAAAGTAGATTGTAAAGTACCTAGAATGGTGGCTACTCTAACTTTATCTTTTAACTTCTCTTGACTGTCTCCCGCACGTACTATAACCTCAGATAAGTTACAAAATTCTGAATCCCTGAGAATTATCTCAGAACAAGGATTCGTTCCAAACTTATACTCTGCGTCTCTACGTCCATTTCTTTCTGCTACGCGTTGAGCTGATGGTACAGAATAGATACCACGCTCTCCAGACTTTGATTCATATAAACTAGCACACTCGTCTAAGAACACACTTAAAGCGGGTGTATTCATATAAGACACAGAGTTGTTTGCTAGCGCTCTGTGTGGGTGGTCTAACCACCATTGTCCACTTTTAGCTTTCTGCATTTCTCTATCATCTAAATCTGATAAAGATATTAAAGCAGACCTACGTACTCCACCAACCACTACTATATCTGCAATTTTACATACTATGTCGTGTACCTCAATAGGTTTAAGTTTTCTGCCTTTAGCATTTTGAAACACCTCTACACAAAACTTAAACAACTCTACTAAAGGGTCTGCGCCACTGGCTCTTCCGCCAAAAGTTTTTAGTGGCATACCCGCCTTTCTTACTCTGCTTATATCCCACTTAGGTATTTGTCCTGAATACAGTAAAGTTATTATTTCTTTAAAGGACTTAGACCAACCTATTTTACTATCTGGTACACACACAACAGTATCAGTTGGGTGGAAATCCTCTGCAACAGTTGGAAGTTTATCTACTTCAGTTTTGCTTACAGAGAATCCCACTCCAGTTCCGCACATTAGTATATACATAATCTCGCTAAACTTTCTAGCGTTGTCCATAGCTACAAAACAACAGTTATATCCCGCAACATTATCTTTTTTTAATGCCTCTCCCGCAGTCATAAGACAACGCATAGAAGGCATTACTTTTTTATCTAAAATAAATTGTTTACACTCATCTAACTCTGCGTGATATTTAGTAGGAACTGTCTCTTTCCAAAAAGATATGTATCTATCTACTGTTTCTTCCCAAGTTTCTCTACGTTGTTTGTCTGGAAGATACCTTGCGTATCTACTTTGGTGTATATAATCTTCATATAGTACGTGGTTTTTACTCATACTATTCTACTCTAACCATGAATTTAGATATTTTTAGCTGAAGATAGTCAAGTTTGCTTTCTAGTTCACTAGAATCCCATTGGTTTTCTTGATACCAAGCTATCATATCCTCAGTAAAAAACATAGACCTCTTTAATAGAAATTCTATTTCGTCTCTATTGTGGTCTGCAACTATAAAATCTGCACAATAAGGAGTGCAAGTATGGTTTACTAACTGGTTTTCCTTTAGTACTACCTCTTCTTTAAGTGGTATGCTTTTGTCTACTGCGGGCGCAAAAGGAACGCTACCATCACTATCATGGTCGCAAGCAGAAAGACAGCCTAAAGCTATCAAAAACACCCATATTAATATATATCTCATGTTATATGTCCTCTAAAATGTCTGCATCTTCTGGTAGTTGTGCAATTAGTTTCCACCCTTTCTTAGTAGAGCGTAACTGACCACTCCAAGTTAGTGTGTACTCATGCGCATATACCTCTTCGTATAAATTACCGTCTCTTTGTGCAATTCTACCAGTAGAACTACCGATAGTTCTTTTCACTAGAGCGTCTTCTTTATCTTTTTCTGTCATCTATCTTCTCCTATATCAAATTTATATAAGTTATCTATTAACTTATCTTCAAAGTTATCAAGAAGTTCTTCAGTAGTTATCTCAAGAACTTCTATGATTAAGTCGGGGTCGTACTCTAAGATTATCTTCTCCTTGATTTCGTCCAGAGTTAGTGTCATGGTTAGGCACTTCTTATCTCAGGAATGAGAATCTTCTTAGCACTCCTAGCTCTTGGGTATGA